ATAAAAAAAATAAAGTTACCCCCCCTACTACATAGTACAAACGGGTCTAAGCCATACTATGACTGAGTTTTATTGATTTTAAAATGGTGTTTTTTAAAGTCTAAAATCTTAAAACCTTTGATATGATTGAGTTTTATTGATTTTGGGTTAAGTAGTACAGTTTTTGATTGTTGAAAATATATATAATTATTTTTTGTTAAGCTGAGTACAGCTAAAAAAAAACTAATGGATAATCCACAACCAAAACCGCAAAAAGTTTAGGATATTTTAAAGGTCTTTTTAGCTTAACTGATTAAAAAATATTTTGTCCTGAATGTTAATCCAAAAATAATAATTAGCGTACAAAATATCAGGATGAATAAAAGGAATTTTGTAATAGTCAAATAATTCAAATTGGTCATCTTTCAAACCAATAACTAAGCCGTTATAGACATCCCATTCGTAGACAGAATCAGGAGTGGCGTTAGGATTTTCAGAAGGGCGTATTGAGAGCAAATCAGTATCTTTAATCAAAATCCACTTATCAGGATTAAAAATATCTTTAGCAGAACCACCACCAAAAGCATACCCAAAAAAGGAATAATTTTTATTGTCGGAGTATTCATTCACATTAAGCCAAAAATCTTCAGAAAGATTATTAACAGCCAACATAAGTGAAGCATTATAACGGGAGTAGATGGTTAAATCGATATTGTTATTCATCAGAAATATCTGGTTCTTTAGGCAAAGGTTTTAATTGGTCGTCTAAATTAGGGAAGTTGTCTGTTAGAGTCGAGCCATTAAGTCCATTCATAATAGCATTCATCACCATTTTGGGGGTAGCATTAGCAGGAAGTCCCCAAATTCTAGGATTTTTTATAGCAGAGTCAAAGAATTGGCTTGGTGAGTGATTTCTAATATAGTCAGCGTTAAGTCCTTGATTGATAATGGAATCAGTCACCTTATCAATTTCTTTAATCACGTTTTTTGTGTTCTTTATTTTTTCTTGAAGATTTTTAATAGCCTCACTTTGGGAAGAATTTTGGTCAGAAGGTAACAAATCATTTATTGAAGCCGCAGACTGGGTTAAAAAAGCTAATCTTTCCTCTAATTTAGTCAAATTATTGACATAGGAAGGTCTGATTCCATTTTTGTAGTAATTATACTTAGCAGAATTAGAGATAATAGCTTTTTCTCTTGTTGTGGGTATTTCTTCAAGTTTAGATATTACTGCTTTTTCAACTTGTTCGTAAAGTTCAATACGACGATACAAGTATAAATTATCACGAACCTCATCATGTCTTTCAGACTCTACTTGACCTTTACCAGCTTTTAACTTTCCTGTTTTGAGTCCTTCTTCTAATTCTGTCTGAAGTTTTTTAGAGACGTTTAATTTAGAAGCTAATTCAGAAAGGTTGGATAGTTGAGATTTTTGAATATCATTATCAGGTTTTATGGTGTAATTTTCTACAGGATGTAATAAACCATATAAACTGTTGACTCTAGACTTCTCATGATAAGCAATGGGTAAATCCAGATATAACTTAGGCGAGTGGTTCATTTCAGAAATAGCTTTGTCCCAAGAAACAGTTTCTCCAGATTCAGGATTTTTAAACCCAATGATAGTGTTGTCGGTTTTGTCTACAATTAACTCCCAATTATTGCGATAATAACTTAATGGTAAATCTTTTAAAAGAACAGAACCTTTTAATTTTGCGCCTTTTTCCGAGAAATAATCTCTAGAAAAATGAGATATATTACCACTTTCATCATAGACTACGGTTAAGCCTAACAAATCTTCTTCGGAAATAGCTTTAAGTGAATCTTTACTATTACTACCATAAGATTTTTCAATGGCAAAATAAGGATTACCATTAACATCAAAAGATGCAAATTGGTTTACATGATGGAGTTGATACCCTTGTTTAATTTTAGTAATAGGGACTTTATAAATATCATCTTTTTCCAAGTTAAAAAGAAAAAGTTGAATTTTTGCCTTATCAACATTATTACCAATCTCAAAACGTAATTGTTCCTGTAATTGCATTAATTCTAAAATCGGTAATTTTCTTAAAAACGTATCATTAATTTGGAGTTTATTACTAAGAACAGTTCTATCACCTACGACTTCAGCATTTCTACCAAGTTTTGTAATATACTCAATTAATAGTTTTGTTTCTCTTTCTATTTCTTTTATTATTTCTTTATCAGATTTGGGTACTTTTGCGGATTCGTTAGCAATTAAAGCATTTCGTATAAGTTCTTCTTTTTGAATGTTAATGGAGTCTATAGCTGATTTCAGGAACTGTGCTATTTGCGCTTTGTCAGCAACTTTTTCTACCTTATATGTACCAGCTTCTTTTGCGGCTTTAAAGTCTTTTCGCTTTGAATTTGCAGAATCATAGATAGATTTAATATCTTTAAATAGTTCATTAACTTTATATTCTGGAACAGTGCTTAATTTTGCAGAAGTCGTAGAACTTAAAAAAGAAGCAACTAACCTACTTTCAAAAAATTCTTTGTTTAATGCTTCAACGTCGTTTTGTTTAACTAAAGCCGCTCTAATATCTTTTAAAGAATTGTAAACTTGACCGTCAGCAAAAAGTTCAGGAGCCTTAAAATTCAGAAATCTTCGATATTCATCTAAGAGTTTTTTTCTATTTTCAGCAGTAAGCAGACTAATATTATAAGACAATAAAATTTGTTTTGTTGAAAATTCTCCAAAAGCATCTCTAAATTCTTTAAGGTTGTTTTGCATAACAGAAAAGTTTCGCTCACCCGATTTTTGCATAATACCGGCTGGTTTTATTTTACCTCTAGAATCTTTAGGTAAAGCTGTACCTTTGGAACTTAAGGGTTTACTTTTTTGAGTAACTATTTCTTCAATTTTTTCTAATAGAGGCTTAATCTTTTTAGCAAAAGATATGCGAATCAATTTTGAGTTAGGTTGATTTTTTTTTGCACTTTTGGAATCCTGAGTTATAGGATTAGATTGAGACTCCTGATTTTGATTTTTAAGTTGAGATTTTTTATCTTTAGCTATCTTTTCATTTCTTTGTTGACGATTAAATTTACCATAAGCTTTACTTACGGCTCCCTCAAATGTAAATTTCCCACTAGCATCTCTTTTAACATCAGATTCTTTAAATGTTCTGTATATGCTAAACTTACCAAAAGCTTTTGTGCGATAAGCAATTGACCCTTTAATTTTGGCTTTGGTATTTATTTTTAAGCCTTTAGCCTTTCTATTCCGCCTCATAACCAACCCCCTCTAAAACTTCTTCTGGCGTAGCGTCAATTAATTTACCTAATTCTTCAGCTAATTTCATAATTATTTGTTTTGCTTCGTCAGGTGAAATATCTTCATTAAAATTAACAGAAGCAAGAATATCTTCAGTTTTATTATTAGTAAGAGTAGCTAAGGCATTAGCTAGATTTACCACAGTTTCAAAGGGGTCAGCAGTTTCTTCAGTTTCTTCAGTTTCAGTTGTAGTTGAGTTTTTACCTTCAGGGTTTTGAATAGCTTGCATTTCAAGCATTTGTTCTTTAATTCTGTCCCATTCTACTGAGGGGTCAAAGCCTAATAATTCTTGAGCAGTAGAAACAGAAACGATTTGGTTTAAGACTAAAGACGTAAGTTCTTCTAAACCAAGTTCAGGATGGTCGACTTTTGAGAAGTCTTGTAACGTTTCGTTATGAATAATTTCTTGTTCAAGAATTGAAGCGTTAGGGGTTAAAGCTCGTTGTAGGTCTTCAACCACTAGGCGCATAGCAGTATTGGAAATAGGAGTGTCTAAAGCCTCTAAAAGGGAAATTCTATTTACTTTTGTGTCAACAGTATCTAAAACAAATTCATTAAGACCAGAAACTGAAATTTGAGAAATTTCCTCTTTACTAAAACCCTGAGTTAAAGCAACTAATTTATAACATTCTTCAAGAAAAAACAATAATTGTTCACCGTAAGCGGCAAGAGCTTGTTCTTGACTAATAAAGTCCATACTTTTAGCTACGCCAGATTCTTGCATTGGTCTATCATCACCAGCAGAAATACCATTAGAAAAAATTAAATCTTTAATTCTACTTTCTAGTTTTCCTAGATAGCCAGCAATGGTATTAATAGCCGTACCAGTAGTTTCATTAAAAGTAAATCCTTGTCCAATTAATACTCGATGGTTTCCTGTTTGACCTCTGGCTTCTTCCAAGTCAACCATTTTATCTGCGGATTCTGACATAGGAGTAAATAATCTTTGAATTTGACCAGCAACATTTGCGGTATATGTCAAATTATTATGAACCCTAATATGTTCCAAAACTAAATATATAGCTTCTTTAGTGACCCAAAGATTTTCAGGAATCTGAATTTTTACAACAGGAATAGTGCCTCTTTCATGTATAACTTGTTTAACTAAAGGAATCATATAAGAACTTGAATTAAACTCCGATTCGACATCGGGTTCAAGTTTTCCTGTATTACTATAAATCATTGGACAACGATAGCTAGTAATAAATGTATCATCGATAAATGTCCATTTCAGAAAATATTGCGTTTCACCTACAGGGCTATAATCGGTTTCTAATTCTCTAATTTTTATCCATTTTAGCTTTCCATCAAGTTCTTGATAGTGAATAACAGAACGAGGGTCATACAACGCAATATAAGGCATTAAACCTAATTCTTCTTCTTCTTTTTTATTAGTCGGTAAAATGTCTGAATAATCTTTTTCTATTACTGCGTATACTTTTTCATATTTTAAAAGTTTAAAGAAAACATCTTTAATAAAAGCTTTTTCTTTTTGATGATTACCGTTAACAGATTCTCTAAATTTAGACCAAAATTCTTTGTGTTTAGGGCTTTCTGAAAAACCATTAATAGTATGATTAGAGGCAGTCATCCTATTCAATAATTGAGCTAAACATTGCCCTAAAATAGGAACATAAGTGAAGAGTCTTTTACGGTATTTGTAAATTTCACCATCTTCATCGGGTTTTTTAATTAAATATTTTTCTAAATTATCTTTTAATCTTTGCCCGCCGCCTAACAAGTCGTCAGTCATATTAAAAAGTTCCTGATTTTGTTCAACTTCAGGATGGACAGATTCTAAAATTTCAAATGCTACTTTTTTTGGATATTCCATTTAAAAACCCAACGCTACTAGAGTGTTGGGCGATTTTAGTCTATTCCAGAAAAAACCAAGCAATTCTCCTAGTTAGACATGGGTTACACGGTTAGAGACAGGGTATGAGTATTTAGACCTATTTCTAAAGACATATCCCAGTGCTAAGGGGTTTTCAACTTTTTAGAGTATTTTGCCAATGCTTCGTAGGGTTTTAAACCGCACTCCATGTAAGCTACTAGGCTAGTTTGGATACTGCTTAACTCCCGAAGTTTCTTTAAGTCTACCGAGTCTCTCGTACCATCTTCTAGTCCAATCAACTGTTGCATTTTATGGATATACAAGCCGTACTCGCAATCTTCTGTGAAACCGTTAGCTTTTAATTGGGAAGTCAATGGTTTAAATTCCTTTTTAGTCTTGAACCGTTCCTCTAACTTTTCCTGCCGTTGTTCTGCCTCAAATTTGACCCCAAAAGCATCGCAGAACAGTTGATGAAGTGATAAACCCACTAAGCCATCTCTCAAATCCTGCGCTCCTTTATGTCCAGCACGGTCTGCTTTTGCCAATAATCTTTCAAAATCTAGCAAATTAATGCAATAAGCTTTGTTAGAGTTTAGTTCTGTAGCTATTCGGGGGGCGACCAAATCCATACCCAGTAAGGCTTTTGAGGCACGAAGAACGTCTTTCGGGGGGCTGGAATTTGCCGATATAATCGACCATGCTTGACTAAGCGCAATCCCAAAACTACCATCAGGAAACAGCAAACCATCAATCTCAAACGTTCCAAAGGGTACTTTTGCGACAATTGCTTTTTTTACTACATCTGTCATTTTTTTGGTCTCCTGTGATTATAAAGACTCTACCATCCTAACTTGGATTTCAGATTTTGTCAAGGGGTAGGTAGGGGGTTGGGCGATTTAGTCCTAAATTAAGCCAGCAAATAAAGAATTAGACTTTGGAACGGGTCTTTCTGGTGTAGTAATGACAGAACCCTCTGGGATAATGTTTTCGATGTTTTTATGTTCTAAAGTTGCTAACACATATCTTAAAGCATCGCAATTACTGACTAATACTGCGTTTGAGCCAATTTTGATGAAGTAATTGTGTGACTCCTCGACTTCTATGTTATATACTCGGTTTATTGAGTAATTACCTACACATTCTAGAGCGGGGCTTGACCATAGAGTATCTGTTAAATTAGAAATACCTATAAGTGACTCCCATTGAGATTGGTCAAGATGGCTTAAATGATTCATAACACTAAGGTTCTCGGCACTTATCAAACCATTATTCGTGTAAAAGGGGTGGTCTGGAGTACAGCGCACAATCTCAGAAGAATTGTAATCTTTAACTTCTATCGTTTCTGCCAATCGGGAACCAGTGAAAGTAATATTTTTTAATCCTTTAGAAGACCACACTTTGTCTTTAACTTTCAGGCTTTCTATATTTTGCCATCCTGTTTCTGTTAAAACCTGTGTGCCAGCCACAAAACAAAGATGGTCTTGTTGAGATTCAGCGACTTCTTCTTTAATAAATCCTTCTTTGGATGCCCGATGATATGCTCCCATATCTTCATAAACCCTTCTGCAAGATTCGGCTATCATTAAGCGTTTTTGATAAAGTAAAGTGTTTACAATACCATTACCTTCACTAACACGGTTATAACCCCCCATAAGTTTAGGAATCCCTGACTTTCTCATAGTTAAAATTCGACCGGGTTGTGAAGGGTCAGCAAATGAACGGCTCACATTGTGTTCACTCACAAACTGAAGAGCTTTGTCGTTGTGAACTCGTTGTTCAATGGCAGTATTAGGGTTAGGATTTTCCCAGAAATCAATAATAAAGTAAGTGTTACCCATTTTACCCACCACAACTAAAGCAGGATTGACATCCCCCCAGTCAACACCTAAATATACTTGTTCAAAGTAAGTAGGTAAATTCTCATCAGAAATAATATTGTCAGTAGATAAGGCAGAAAAAATTTGACCATCAAAATTTTCCCAAGAAGCCAAACATTCTTGTCTAAATACTTTTTCTGGTAAAGATTCTTTTATTCGTTCAATTTCTTCACGAGGAATAAAGGGGTTGTCATAAATTGTACGATGGAAAGCACCCCAATCTTTGTATTTATCCCCATTTTCGTACAAACTGTGAAAAAAAGTTCCATAACCTTTAGGTGTATTATGACTAATAAACCCGTTACTCCAAAAAGAATTTGTGTTAGGTACTGTAAAATCGTAAGTCTGATTTTCAGAGTCACTAATTGATTCTATAGTGTCCCAAAAATAGTCATTAGAATTAAACGGTTCATCTGGAGGGTTTAACTTTTGTACTCCTAGGCTACTTGTTTTTTTGTTATCAGACCCAAAGCCAATTAATTGACAATAAGTATCAAAATGCGAACCAGTTAGTTCTAATTGTGCCATTTCTGGGTCATGTGGTAATAAAAAAACTTTTGCAATTACTCCTAAGTTAGAAAGTAACAATTGAAATTGTTGAGCTAATGTTTTATTACAAGTGAAATGAATAATTTTTGCTAATCTGTTACCTGTAGTACCAATCGAACCAGCAATGTCCATATACCCTTGAATAAAAGAGATAGCCCAAGATTTACGCCCTTGAAACAACCATAATGGTAAGGTTCTTCTTCTCCGACTCACAGTGGACATCCCTATATGCTTTAGTAACTCTACTAAATCGCTATCTACATAAGACCAAACATTTCCTACATCTTGTTTAAAGATAGCCCCTAAAATCTTACCACTTTCTAGAAACTCTCTCATTTGTTGAGTAGTAGTTTTTACGGAAATGTAATACTTACCATTTTGTTTTTTGTGTGTTCCTTGAGAGAACCATAGACCAAGAAAATAGGCAAAATCTTTGGTCATGCCTTGATTAGGTTGTAGCCAACCTTTTGTTTTAGGGACATATTGTCTTTTGATTTTGAAACCATCTATAGGGTCTTTAGTACCCCAAATGTCCATACCATGTGCTATAGCCACTGTGTCCCCCTCTTTCAGTTCTTCCATTTTTTTCCAGCCATTTTTTGTCCAAATAGGATGGTTTAAAGAAGCTTCTAAAGTGAATCCAAAAGAAGATGTGATGATTTTGGTCTCGGTATATCCATTATTAAAAAAAGAATCTGCTTTATGAAATTCATTATTGAGTCCATAAAGTTCAACATCCTTTAGCGGTTGATACTCTTTTGCACAACTATCCTGATTAAATTCAATAATTTCTGTCATGCCTTGTCTAGGTAAGACAAAGGTGTTAGGAGCCACACAACCTGTCAATAAAGCACATGACCCTTTTGTATCAATTAATGCTGGCATAATAACTTCTGACCATGCTATAGGTTTAACGTCTTGCATTTCATCTAATCCTGCGAAATAAATTTTTAACCCTCTACAATTGTCCCCATTGTCCTCATTTAAACCCCTTAAAATTATATCTGGTTTGTTTCCTTTAAATGAAATTCGACATTCAGATTTATAAATTCTATCTATTCCGGGATGCCCCTCTAATAATTTTACTAAAGGATTCCAGTGAATTTGTTTGGCTTGTTTTAAAGATGGCATTCCTAATAAAACTACTGGCGGTGATGCTTTATCATACGCCCCTTTATAATTTAGTGCCTTATCAATAATCATTGTCAACATGAGTCTTGATTTACCGTATCTTCGGGAACTGACTAATACTTTAAATCTTTTAGGACTAACAAATACTGTTTGTTGACCCGGGTGCAAATATAACTTTAATGTTTTATCCTTTTTAAACATCCAAAACCCTATTCAAAGTTTATCGAAACTCTCATCAAAAAAATGGGCGAAACTTTTCTTAACTTTAAGCGTCTATTCTCAGATTTGCAAAAACCCCTTGACAATTTAGTTTAGAAGTGCTATTATCTATATATCTTGTATTAGGTAAAATTAATTTATGCGTCAATCCATCGACAAGGACTTTATTAAGGCACTAACTTCTTACTGGGAGTTCACAAGCACTACCGTCGAATATCCCTCAAAAAAATCACTGGAATACGTCACTCTCGGTTTGTTTAATGAAATCAACGAATTGGTTAACAACTCTTTTGCCTTGCTTATTGGTCATCAAGACGGTGCGCTAGAGGTCGAAGAAAGTGTTTTAGACATAGAACGAACCAAGTTGCTTTTAAAACTAGGCGATATACTTTACTATGCGACTCGTTTGAGTATTCACCTTGGTTATCGCTCTGCCCTAAATTTTCTAGTTAATGCTAAAATTTATCAAGAGTCGGTATTTATTAAAAGTCTTGAAGAATCTGATTTTTTCACGACTTACATGACTCTTAATCTTGCATCGGGAACATTAGCAGGGTTTATCAAAAAATATGTTCGTGGTGACTCCAATTATCAAGACTCGACTCTTTTACAGGTTTTTTGTGAATCCTCCCTATTCATTCTGTTCTTGACAATAGACGAACTAGCCTATGACTTGAATAGTGATTTGAAAACTGTCATGGAAGAGAATACTAATAAGTTGACAAAACGGAAAAATGCGGGTACTATTCGAGGAGACGGATATTTCCGTTAAGGTTTGTCATTATTAACTTAGAGTCAGCAGAAGTCCCTCACTTTTAGCTATGGGTTGAATGCTGAACCTAAGTTAATGTCAATTCTTTATCAACTGCTATCGTAATTATAGATTCTTGAGGACAGCCATGGACAAAGCATATAAACCCCACTATAAACCCAATCAATTAATCTGCGGTCACGGACAAACGGCAATTATCACAGGATGGACAGTAAAACAGTCCCTTGCTAAACATTTAAATCCTGACCAATACGCAGTAATTGGTAATCTTTATAGTCCCACCAGAGGAATTAGTCCCCTG